GGCTTTAACTGGAGGCCGTTCAGACAAGCCAGGATGGTAGAATTGACAGTAAGAAACCCCGCGACTGCGCTAACAGTCCGGGGCCGTGACCAACGATTTAGAGGATCGCTGATATGTCCAATAGTACCTGCTCAGAAGATTCCTGCACCGCGCCGATCCTAAACAGGAAGCGCATGCTCTGTAAGAACCACTACGGAGCACTTCAACGCAGGTTCCCAAGCGGCCTCCCTCCACTCCCGGTTCATAGCGTATGCCTGAACTGTGGCGCTGAATTCACTGCAACTCACCGAATGGTCAAGTGGTGCAAAAGCTCATGCGGAAATGCGTGGCGAAACACCTACGGCGACCAAGAGTGCAGCGTGAATGAATGCTCTAGGAAAATAACAGCGAAGGCCCTATGTAGGACGCACTACAGGTCCACAGAGCGTGCGGCTGGAAAAATTAAGCCTCAGGTGTGGAACGAGCGCCGCCAAGAGAACCGCGAACGCCGCCGAGCTCGAATGATGGGTGTCTATGTCGGACCAAAGGCGCCGAGATTCAAGATTGCCGACCGTGACGATTGGCTTTGCGGCCTATGCGGCGATCAGATCCCCCGAGTTGTCCAACATGGGCACCCCCTCTATCTGACCATTGACCACATCATCCCACTATCAAAGGGCGGCGAACACTCGCCGTCGAATGTGCAGGCTGCTCACGCCACCTGCAATTACTCTAAGGGCGCCCGAGAACTGGCCGCCTAACACAGCCAGCCTGCGCAATGCGGCCGGCTCCTTCTAGTGCCCGCAATGGGCGATTGGAGGCCCCCTGATGGCTCGTGGTGGCGCGAGGGCTCGTAGTGGTCCTGTACCTGATTTGGATGCTTTTGCTCGGGAGCGTGACGGCTCTGACTGGGTTGTTCTGCCTGATTCGTGGCCGCACCCTGCCCCAGAGTGGCCGCTGTCTGATCCGACCGATGCGGACACTGGACTTCCGGAGTATAACAACGCCCGCGAGGCTGAATTGTGGGCCAAGCTCTGGTCTCAGGGTCAAGCGCCGGCGTGGATCCTGGATAAGCAGGAGTTTGCCGTTGCGCTGTATGTCCGCCTGCTGACTGTCGTTGAATCGTCAATGGGCGTGAAGTCCGCCCCTCTGCTGGCTGAGTTGCGCCGGCAGCAGGAGATGCTTGGGCTGTCAACGGACGGTCTGCTGCGGAATAAGTGGCGTTTCAGCGGTCATCAGAAGATGTCTGCCGATTCCGGGGCCGATCAGCCAACCGCCAAGGCTTCCGGCAACGTCACTGACCTTTTCTCTGGCGTGAAGGTCCGTGGAGCATGAGTATTCCATCCCGAAGATCCACATGGGCCGACTGGCTACGGGGTGGATTCAGGCTCATTGCGTAGTCCCTGAGGGTGACACTGCCGGGGATCCGTTTACGCCGACCGTTGATCACGCCGTCTACTTGGCGAATTACTACGAGGTTCGCCCGACTGCTGTTCTTGGCGATAAGAACGTGGCATTCGCTCACCGCGTTGGGCTATGGATGGCCGCTCAGAAGATCGGCAAGTCTCCCGGTATCGCGTCTCAGGCCGTCTTTGAGTTCGTCGGCCCGTCACTGTTCAATGGCTGGGCTCAGTCGGGCCAGACGTACCGCTGCAAGGACTTCGGGTGCCCGTGCGGCTGGGAGTATGACTATGCTGCGGGCGAGCCGATGGGTAAGCCGTGGGCCACGCCGCGCATCCAGATTGCCGCCGTCGTTGAAGATCAGGTAGAGAACACTTGGGGCGCGCTGGTGCCGATGATCGACAATGGCCCACTGGCGAACTTGCTCAAAACGGGCGAAGCGTTCATCAAGCATCCGAATAAGAACCGTGACTCGCGTATCGAGACGGTGACTTCGAAGGCTGATGGACGCCTTGGTGCCCGTATCTCGCACGCTTTCCCGGATGAGATCGGGCTATGGACTGACTCGAACAAGATGAAGAAGTTCTTCCGTACGCTTGCCCGCGGTACTGCTGGCATGGGTGGCCGGATGTCGTGCTCGACTAACTGCTATGACCCCGCGGAGAATTCGCAGGCTCAGGCGTTGCATGAGTCGCGGCAGAAGGATGTCTATAAGCACTACTTCCCGCCTGATCCGAAGCTGAATTTCAAGCTGAAGGCGGATCGGAAGAAGATTTTCGCGTTCAACTACAAGTTTTCACCGTGGGTTGATATCCGTTCGATTGAGGCTGAGGCCGCATCGGTTATGGAGGCCAACCCGGCTGAGGCCGAGCGGTTCTTCGGTAACCGGATCGTGGCGGGTTCGCGGTCATGGTTGCAGCCTGGTCAGTGGGAATCGCGGAAGGCTGTGACGTCCGTGAAGCCGCGCACGAAGGTCTGTGCCGGGTTCGATGGTTCGGAAACCAACGACGTCACGGGCATCCGGCTTGAGACGCTGGACTTTCACCAGTTCACGCCGCGCTATTTTGATGGCGAGCGGGAGACGATCTGGGATCCGCGTAACTGGGATGGCCGTGTGCCCCGTCCGGAGATTCACCGGGCGTGGGAGGACATCAACAACCAGTTTGAGATTGTCCGCGCCTACTGTGACCCGTTCAAGTTTGAGACTGAGCTGGACGAGTGGAAAGCGGCCTACGGGGACAAGGTGTTTTTCGAGTGGCGGACTAACCGCATCTCGCAGATGCACGCCACGTTGGAGCGGATGAAGACGGACATTATTGAGCCGGATTCGAAGTTCTCCCATGACGGGTGCGAAACCACGGCGTTCCACATGCGGAACGCAGTAGAGCGCGCACGCCAGGGGCAGACATACATCCTCGGCAAGGCGTCAGGGCTCCAAAAGATTGACCTTGCCATGTCATCGGTACTGGCTCACGAGGCCGCCGCTGATGCCGTGGCATCCGGTGCTAATGCCGTGACCGAGCCCGAATACACATACGTCTTCTAAGGGGGATTGCTTGCTTACCAAACAGGAAGCCACGGAGCAGGTAAACCGCCTTTACCGCATCTTGCAGTATCGCGGACAGGAGGCTACCGAGTTCAAGGAGTTCTACCAGGGCAACCAGCCGCTCGCCTTCGCGTCGAAGGAGTGGAAGAACTTCAACTCCTCGCGGTATAAGGGCTTCACTGACAACTGGTGCGAGGTTGTGGTCAATGCGGCGTCGGAGCGTATCGCAGTGCAGGGCTTCAAGCTGCCATCTTCGACCAGCTCCCGGCAGTCGAAGCGGGAGAAGAGCCTCTATGATTCCTGGCTGATCAACGAGCAGGACTCGTGGAGTTCACAGGGGTTCCTTGACGCGATGATCGCACGCCGATCCTTCGCCCTTGTGTGGGGCGACCCTGACGGCGAGCCGATCATCACTTGGCGCGATGCCCGTCAGGCCATTGTCTGGTATGACGCGGAGACGAACCGTCGCCGCAAGTACGGCATGGTGATCTGGGATGATCTGGACGCCAATAAGGAGTTCGTCACCCTCTATGACGCCGATTACGTCTATAAGTTCTCCCGCGCCCGCGTTTTCGCCGGTTTTACTGGCCTCGCGTTGCCTGAAACCGTCCTTTCCTCACTGTCATTCGATGGCGGCTGGGTTATGGATGAAGAGGCGTCGGGCGTAAATCACTTGGGTGTTGTCCCGTTGGTGGAGTTCCCGAACCGCCCCGTACTCGGCACCGGCCCCCTGAGTGAGATCCAGGGCGTCATTCCGATGCAGAACGCGATTAACCTGCTCTGGGCGTACCTGTTCAACGCCGCTGACTATGCCTCGATGCCCGCCCGCGTGATCATGGGGCAGGCGCCGCCGAAGATCCCGATTATGGACGCGAATGGCGTCAAGATCGGCGAGCGGGACATTGACGAGGAAAAGCTGACCCAGGGCCGCATGTTGTGGCTGACGGGGCAGAATACGACCATCGGCCAGTTCGATTCCGCGAAGCTTGACGTGTTCACGGAAACGATTGAGAAGGCTGTCGGGCATATTTCCGCGCAGACCCGAACGCCCCCGCATTATCTTGTCTCAAATAATGGCATGAACAACTTGTCTGAGTCCGCGATCATGGCTGCTGAGGCCGGGCTGGTGCAGAAGGTCACGCAGGCTAAGGACTTCTTCGAGCCGCGGGTTAGGGACGTCTTCGAGCTCATCGCCATCCAGAAGGGCGATGACAAGATGGCGCAGGAGGCCCGGCTCGGCATGGTCAAGTGGAAGGATTCCGAGTCGCGCTCTGAGGCTCAGCGGGCCGATGCGATGGTGAAGGATATCCAGTCCGGCTACCCATTCGAGTACCTGCTGGAGAAGCAGGGACACTCACCGGCTGAGATCTCCCGGATTATGGACATGAAGACGGCCGAGACGCAGCGGAACATGGCCGCGGGTATCGGTGACCTCCTGAACGCGTCCGCACCACCGCCCGTGAATAACGGCGCGGCGGCCTGATCGTGGCGTCCGTCGCTGAGGTTGCTACTGACTTCCAGTCGCGGCAGATCAGCCTTGCTGACCGTACCGCTACGGCTGTGGTTGGCTTGTGGCGTGGCGTGAATCCGGCGTCGATGTCCACGAGCTGGGGCATGGTTGCAGCGCGTGCCGGTGTACTGGTGCAGCGGGCACAGTTTGTGATGGCCGCGAATGTGGATCCGTACATGGAGAGCGTGGCAGAAGCATTCGGAGCCACGTCACTCACTGAGGCTGCGGTACGTCCTAATGGTTTCGCTGCTGGGTTCACGGATGACGGCCGTTCCATGAATGGCCTGCTGCTGACGGGGCCCGTCAACGCCAAGCGCTCCATTGCTGGTGGCGCATCACTGGCCGGCGCAATGGATGCGGGCGCAGCGGCGTTGCGTACCGCTGTGGAGTCGCAGATTGCCGGTGCTGGTTCTTCGGCGTCGATGGTTTCAATGTTCATGCGGGATGCCCCGGCACCAGCGAGCGCTGAGCCATTCAGGGGCCCCGGTGGTCACATGTACGTCAGTGGTTCCGATGGGCTGGTGAAGCCGTACTTCCGGCCCAAGTCCTACGTGCGGATGGTGCAGGCGGGCGCGTGTTCCCGGTGCATCGTCCTGGCTGGCAAGAAGTACGGCAAGTCAACGCCGTTCGCTCGCCATCCTCGGTGTCATTGTTCAGTGATACCCACCGACGAGAACATTGACGACTATCCCGCGACGGATCCCAAGGCTTACTACGAAAGCCTCTCACCCGATGCCCGAGTGAAGGCGTTCGGAGCGGCTGGCGTGGAGGCTATCGCCGCTGGCGCGGACATGAATCAGGTAGTCAACGTCCGTCAAGGAATGTACGTGACCAAGACGGGCGAGCAGGCTACCCGGATGGGCACGACGAAGCGCGGCCTATATGGCGCGACGAATCCGGGCCAGACGCGCCTGATGCCGGAAGAGATCTTCAGGGTTGCCAGCAGCCGCGAGGAAGCCGTGAGCCTACTCAGGCAGTACGCCTACATTTTCTAAATCCCACTCAACCCCTTGCCGCAATGGCTGGGGGTTTTCTTATGCCCCGCAATGGGGCTGACGAAAAGGAAACGCAATGCCC